TCGTCCCCATCCTCGTCGTCGTCCTCGTCGGCACCGTCGGCCCCCGTGTTCTCGCCCTGCCCGTCGTCTCCAGCCTCGGCGTGCTCGGCTTTCTTCTTGCCACCCTGCCCTTCGTCCTCGTCGTCGGCTTCGTCGCCTTCCTCGTCGGCCTCCTCGGCCTTGGACTGTTGCAGTAGCGCCTTCAGTTTGCGGGGCGGTAGTTGGCTGGTCATGGTCGTGTGCCCACCAGTAAGGACCCCGCCCCGGCGTCGTGTCAACATTATTTCGTAATGATTCCGCGAGTTTAGCTACGGCGCCGCTGTGGGTGCGGCTGTGGTTGCGCCTATTTAGGCCGGTTTTTTCGCTACAGGTGTAGCGGCGCGGGTGGCCAGCATTGGCGCGCTGCCCGGCCCGAGGCGCCTGGAAGACCACGACAATCCAGGCCTTCACCCCCGTTCCAGGCCTTCGTGGCTGCAGGCCGGGCGGCCCTTACAGCGGGATCCGGCGCCCGTTCGAGTACCGCCAGCCGGGCACGCCCCACTCCTTTTTCCAGGCGTGGATGCTCTCGCGCCCGTTGGGCCGGCAGGGCGGCACGGACCATGACTTGCCTACCAGTCCCTCGGGGACCTGCGTCTTGCCCTTGGCGTCGGGGAACGGCGCCGTGGCGGGCATCGTAAAAAGGCCACCCGGTGGCGCCACCTGCCCCATCATCGCAATACTGTCGACGCCAACCCTCGCATCGAGTGGTTGTCCGTCGGGGCTGCAGAACTCGATCCACTGGCTCATTAGGCCCGGGTCCTCCTTGGCCAGCTCGCCGATCCCGTCGGCGTGCGAGCGGTTCACGCCATAGCAAACCTCGGTGCGGGCCACGCGCTCGGCCCGCCACCACTCCTCGCCGATCACGCTGTGCACCCGCTTAACCGCGCCGTCCAACGTCTCGCCGATGGCCATGGACATCCCAAGCTCGTCCTCCATGCGGCCGACCATCTGCGCCCCGTAGCGCTTCATGCTGGTGGCATGCTGGCGCATTAGGGTCACGCGGCCCTTGCCAAGCACGCCGGCAAAGCGCGCAGCCTCCTCGAGCGGCACCACGGGCTCGTGCCCGGTGTAGTGCTTTTCCAGGCGCTTATAATCCCTGACCAGCATATGCAGGCTTTCGACCTGGGCCTCGCGGCTGGCGGCGTTCAGCTCGCCCAGCAGCTGGTCGTCAAGGTAGATCTGCCCGGCCCGCAGCTGGGCAAGGGTCATGCGCAGGTGGTGTGCCGTGAACGTTGTCGAGCCCTTGCCCAGGCGCTCGAGCTTGCGCAACACCTCGGCCGCCGACCGCTCGTACACGGACTTCATGCGCTCGACGGATCCGCGCTCGATGATGCGGTCGAGCGTCTTGCGGTGGCTCGAGACGACCTGCTCGTAGAAGCTGGCCATGGTGCCTCCTTGCCAGCTACCAGCCCGGCAGCGCGTCGCCGCCCGGCCGCAGCCCGGTTAGATCTACCCACTGCCCTTTCCAGTCCCTTTGCCAGGTCGGGCCCGGGCAAGGGTCCTTGCCGGCATGGGGCAGCACCTGCAGCGCCATCAGCCCTTCTTTCCTTCGGCCGCCTGGCGCGCCTTGATGGCCGCCTCTTGTGCCTGCGCCTTGGCCAGCGTGGTCCGCTTGCCGAGCGGTCGCTTCCCGTCGTGTGTCCATAGCTGAGCGGTGCCGTCCTTGAAGTGCTTGATCATGATGGTGGCGGCCAGCGTGTCGCCCGTGGCCTTGCTAACCACGGTGGGCTCGCCCTGGGCCGCGCCGAAGATCGTGGCGATGGCCTCTCGCAAACTCCCAACCTGTCTCTTCCTTTTCGCTTCCAGCGCTCGATAGCCATCGAGAAACGCCGCCACCTCTTCGCACACCTCCATGCGGTCGAGCGGGTGGAGCGCATCAAAGCCCCGAATGAATGCCTGCACGCAAGCGTGCTGCGAGCACTTGCACAGCTCATCGATCTTTTCCGACGCCATGGTGTCAGCTCCTTGCCAGCCTGGCTGGGAACAGCCCCAGCACACGGCGGCTCCAATCGTTGGCCCTGCACCTCTCCGAACCGTCGTAAACGGCAACCGCGGCCGCGAGTGCTTTGCACAGCAGCAGGCACCGGGCCAGGTGCCGGGCCGTTGCTTCGAGGTTCACCCTGGCGTCCAGCAGGTCGGTCAGGGTCAGGCGGGGCGCTGCCGACTTGCCGGGTATGATCTGGCCCAGGCCGACCGCCCCGCTGCGCCGGTTGATGGCGCCCGGTCGGCAGGTGGACTCGGAGCCCACCAGGTCGCCCAGCACCGCCGGCCGCAGCAGGAACCTATGTGCCATCTCGCGGATCAGCGGCGCCCACTCGGCGCCCTTACTGCCGCAGCGCCGGGCCAGCGCCTGGTCGAGAGCATCGGCGCGCGCCAGGCCCGACCAGCACGACGCCGCGCCCACGAGCAGGAGAAAGCGCCAGCTCACCGGAAGCTCCTGCTGGCCGTCTTGAGCGCATCAATCTCGCTGCGCCCGCGCCTGCGCTCGGACCAGAAAACGCGCCGCTGGTGGTGGTTCAGCTTGGTCAGCACGGGCAAGGCGCGCTCGGTAATCTCGACCGCCTTGGCCCGCCGGCCAACTGTACAAGAAACGGCTTTTTGGTGCAGATCCATGACTACTTGCTGCCCTTGCGCCCGGGCATGGGCTCGGGCTGCTCGTCGTGTTCGATCTCGCGCTCGCGATCGTGAACAGCGTCGTGACAGCGAGCGCACAGCGTGTGGATGGCGTCAAGGGTGTCGATGTGCCCCAGCTCGACCCCCTTGCGCAGGTCCTTGCGCCCGCGCGCGCCCTTGTCCTCGGCGATCTCCTTGGGGTGGCCGCTAATGTGGTCCACCGTGATGTTCTTCTTGGGATCGGGGCACTTCACGTTGCTGCAGCGAAAGCCGTCCTTGCGCATGCGGCCCAGCACGAGCGACGGCGGCAAGCCGCCCTTCCCGTCGTTGTCCAGGGTGGCACCGGCCAGGCGGGCCTCGCGCCGCATCTTCTTGAGCGCCAAGCGCTCCTGCCCGGATAGCTTCTTCTCCTTGGGCTTGGGCTGGTCCTTTTGCTTCGACTTGGCATACAGTGCGCTGGCTTGTCCCATGGGTTACTCCTACGCCATCAACTCACACGCAAGCACCGACGCCGCGATTGCCCGCACCGACACGCGCAGCGCCACGTCGCCCGGGCACGCCGCCAGATCGTGGGGCTGGCCGTAAACCCGGCGCGCCCAGTCCGCATTCGCCGCGCACAGGGCCTCGGGGCTGGCCACGTGCTCCAGGTCGGCCAGCTCGGCCCGCACCGCGGGAACGATCGTGGTGCCCAGCATGCCGGCCGTTACCACCTCGTCGATCGTCTGCCGCCACTGGGCCTCCAGCGCGTTCTCGAAGTCGGCATGGCCGAACAGCAGGGCTCCCCACGAGTGGTGTGGCACACACGAGTCCTCTACGAAGTGCAGGCCGTAGCCGGCAGCGCGGCGCCAGTGCTCGGCGTCGTTGGCCAGGGCAAACCGCCGTGCGACCGCAACCCAGAAGGCCGCTCCTATGCCAGCCCGCGGGAAGATGAACTCGGCCACGGGGGCCTGCCCATACTTGGCCGCCGCCTCCTGCATGGGGGTCGTCATCGTGAGGCCTCCCAGCGGTGGCCTGGGCAGGTCGCCGTATGCCACCAGCCGCAGCCCGGCCAGCTTGGCCAGGTCGCCCGCAAGCGTGCCCAGCACGCCTAACGACGGATCGCGCGCCCACTCGTAGCCGGCGCCCTGCACCTCGAAGTGCTCGAACGAGGAAAAGTCATGCTTTCCAACCTGGGTGACCATTGCCCCGTCCACGTTGGCGGCCACCTCGTGCACGCGGTCGGGCATGCCAGCCCACTGAACAAAGTCGTCCACGTGGTCGCTGAGGAACGGCTTGGCAAACGGTGCCATGCCAAAGCCACGGACCAGCCGGATCACGGTCTCTGCATAGCTCAGGTGCGTTGGTGCGTTCATAGGCAAATCCCTTCTTGGTTGCACAGGCGCTCGACAGGGCAGCCCGGGCCCGGCGGTGGCGCATGCCGCCGAGGCCAGGGCTACCGCAAGGCACAGGACCTTCACGCCTGGGCGCCTCCAGCCAGGCCGCGCACCTGCACCGAGATCTTGCTTTGGCCGTTGTCGGGCCCCTCTCGGAACTCGGCGACCATGGTGCTAGGGGCCCTGGCCGCCCAGGCCGAGACAACCTTCTTGCAGCCGGCGCAGTAGTGCACCACCGGCATCGAGACGAACTCGCGCGTCTCCCAGTGGTCTTTGTCCCGGTAGACCTTGAACTTGACCGTGCGGATCGTGCCGCCGCCCTCCGTGGCATACTGCAATGCCAGCCGCGGGAACCGGCGCTGGAAGTCCGACGCCGGGTAGAACTGCAGCAGCTGGCCGATCGCCGGTGCCGTTTGGCACTGCTGGCATTTTGCCCCCCGTAGCACGCGGAACCGCCACTCCTCGACCGGGGTGCGCATGCCCCCCATGAACTTCCGCAGGTGCCGCTCTGCCTTAATCTTCGCGTCTCTGCCCATGGTGTGCTCCTAATAGCCGTAGGTTTTCTTCATCACGACCCTGCGCTGGCCAGGCGGCACCGTTCCCATCAGGTCCAGCCCCGGCCGCTTGCGCACGTAAAACACGATCCGGCCGCCGCCCACGTGCTCTTCCACCAGCTCGATGTTCCCCGGCGTAGCGCCCGGGCAGGTTTCGAGGAACAGCTGCAGCAGCGCCCGGCAGTGGGCCGCGCGGTCGTCGGCTAGCTCCTGCGCAACCCTGGCCACGTAGGCCCCCGGGTCACGGCTGGGTAGCTCGACCGGCGCCGTTTCCTGTGGAGCCGGATCACTCGGCCAGCGCCAGGTAATGCCCCGCTTCGACTCGTCCAGCGGCGCGAAAGGGTCGACTATGAACGGCTCCCATGCACCGCCCGGATAGGTTCTGACCAGCACGCCAAGGCCGAGAGGCTTGGCAGGTGGCTCGGCCGGCGGCTCCTGAAGGCCCAGCCGCCCGGGACGATCGCCGCGTCCGTACCACCGCTCGCGGGCGCGACTGGCCGTGTTGAAGGCCCGCAGGCAGCCGAGTATGAACTCGGCCAGGATGAAGTCGGGCGTGTTGCTGGCGTTCTCGGCGCTGCACAAGTTGATGGCGCGCCTAATGCTCGCGCTCAGCTGGTCTTCAGCTGGCTCGGGATAGCTCTCACCCTCGCAGTCCTTCTCGGGCGGCCGGGGGCCGGGCTCGGCTACGGGAACGGAAACGGGTTGTCCTGTGGGATTGGGATCCATGGGTTGCCTCCTATCGGGTTGCGGTTACCAGGTGAGTCCAACTTACCGTGCCCACCCGGGAAACCTGCTGCGCGCTGATGCCGAAAAGCCTGGCCAGCCTAGCCTTCGGCTCGCCATTTGCCTTGCGCCTGATGATCTCCTTGGCCTGCTCTTCCGTGATCTTCGCATTGCCGTGGTCTGCCCCACGCCTGCGAACATACCTGTCCATGCGCTGCCGCTGGCCCGGCGTTGCCAGGTGTAGCCAGTTGGCGCGGCCGACTGCCGCAATGGCCGTCTTGCTAACGCCAAACTCCCGGGCTAGCTCGCGGGTCGTTGCGCCCCCTGCTTTTTTTCGTATGACGTCCATGGCTTGCGCGTTGGTTAGTTTGGCCGTTGCATGCCGTTCGCCACGAGACTGCCGGCCCTTGCTGTCATGTGCAGGCACTGGGCCGTTCTTGTCGACCTTCGACCAGAAGCGGTTAGCGATGTGGCTTGCCCGTCTACCGTGTTTTTTCATTCCGCTGGCAACCCTAACGCCTGTCTAACCGTTTGGCCAGGGTATCCGGCCCTGAAGTCCTTGAGCACCCCCAGCTCGTGGTTCGTGGGGTAGCCGCCCAGCACTGCGGCCGCGACCTGGTCGACGTACTCGAGCTTCTCTCGAGCGCCGGTGGGCTCGGCGTACTTTTGCCGCCAATTGCTCTCCGGGTCGAGCCAGCACGCGAAGGCCTCGGCCCAGGCCTCGTCAGGGTGGCGCTGCGGGTACCCGGGCTCGACGTCGCTCATGTAGCGCACGAACGCCGGGTCGAGCGGGTCCTTCAGCTGGGGCAGGGTGTCCGGGTACGGCAGGGTAAAGTCGCCAAAGGTGGCCGTCCAGTCCGGCCGCTTCCACAGCTCGAAGGCATAGTTAACCGAGTGCCCCACCTCGTGCCGTATCGAGCGCTCGACGTTCTCCCACGTGATCGGGTAGCGCGGAAAGGCCGCGTCCCGCAGGTCGTTGGTAGCCAGGAACCACGGAAGGTTGACGGTGGTCGCGCGATCGGCAGCCCAGAAGCCCGAGGGGCCCAGCATGTAGGTCGGCTCGTAGTGCGCGATCCCGGCCGTGACCAGCTGGTCGTGGATGCGGTCTAGGATCTCCTTCAGCCGGCCGGTGGGCACCAGGTTCAGGCTCTCGACCGGGCGGTCCAGCAGGCCGCGGATCGGGCTCTCCTCGAACAGGGGATCCGGCTCACCGTATTGCCTGGCGATCCTGGCCCAGGTGGCCCCGCCGCGCATGATCATAGCCTTGTCGTCAATGAACAGGTCGCAGGACGGCTTGCCGCCCAGGCCGTCGTCGATAGCGTCGAACGTGCCGGGCAGCTCGCGGTCCACGAAGTCCACCATCTGGTGGTAGCGCGCCCACTGCAGGTGCCGCGAGTCGCGCCAGGTCTTGCGGTCGAGCGGCACGATGCCAGCGCGCACCAGGGGGTTCAGCGCCGGGTCGTACAGGTGCGCACGGCTGGCCCGTCCGGACCACAGGAGCAGCACATGCCCGGCCCGCTTGAGCGAGAGCAGGGCCTCGCGGGCCCCGGGCAGGAACTCGAGCGGCGTAACGACGTCGTCATACGAGCGGTCCTGGCTCACCACCGTGCCGTCGAAGTCGACTGCAATGATCACGCCGACACCCAGGCGCCGTTACGAATCCACCCGTGGTATGCCTCGGCACAGGGCAGGATCTGGGCCGGCTTCTTACGACGGCGCCTGGTCATCGCGCTTCGTTAAGCTCGGTCAAGGACTGCGCGGCCAGGTCGGCCCCGGGGGCGGGCTCCTTTTTCAGCTCGTCGATCTCGGCCTGCGGGTTCTCGATGTTGAAGTCGGCCGAGACGTGCCGGACGGCCGTGCCAAGCGTGATCAGCTTGCCCGTGCGGGCCTGCACGGTTGCCATCACCTTGGCGGTGGTGTCCTTCGGACTGGGCACCGAGAACGGCGGCCACACCAGCTCGATCATGGTGCCGGTCACGTCGCTCAGCTTGCGGTCGACCAGCTGCACGGGCCCGCCATCGGGCTGCGTCTCCACCCTGGGCGGAAGCTGAATCTTGCGCACGATCGTCTTGATTGGCGTGGGCTCGCCGTCCTCGCCGGGCTCGCCGCCCGTTTGGACTGGCGTGGCCAGCATGCGGGCCGCGCGCACCAGCTTCGTCATCAGCGGCACCAGGCCTTTGTCGCCGTACTGCGAGCGCATCACCGAGGCCTTGGCGTGCATGCTGGCGGTGCGCTTATAGATCTCGGCCGCGGTGACCGGCCCGCCCGAGTGGGCCTCCTGGTCGGCCAGCACGCATTCGGCCGTGCGCAGGGCCCGGGCCTCCAGCCGCTCGGACTCGTCCGCTGCCATCTTGGACGCTGTGCCGGTGGTCTCGGCGAACTTCAGGTCGCCGCCCTTCTCGACCTTGATCGCTTCCTTGCTGCCGATCGGGATCTCGTTGACATTGCCGTCGCTCGAGAGCACGGGGGTCGGGTCGGCGTTCCGCATGGTGCCGCCATGGTTGGCGCTGTCCAGCTCGCCTATGCGGTCGAAGTAGTCGTAGCAGCCCAGGCAGTCGGGGTCGCCGTCCAGGTCGTCGCCCATGGGCAGGTTCTGCACCAGCTGCACGGGCACGAAGCCAAAGCCGTGTTTCTTGCTCTCTTGCACGGTGGCCGGGTCGTCCCACTTGGGCTCGGTCATGCCGTCGCCCACGGGTAGCGGCTTCCACAGGATGTCCGTTTCACGGTCGATGCGGCGGCGGTGCCAGTAATACACGTCCTCCCAGGCGCCCGTTTCTTTGTTCTGCTCTTCCCGCGGGTAGTAGAAGCGCTCGTCCAGCGAGATCAGCGACGTAGGGTCGGCGGGGTCCTGCTCGACCGTGCACCAGCGCGCGTCGAAGCACTCGAACACCACGCGGCCGGCAATGACCTTGAAGCCGAAGATCGCGGTGCCCATGCCACCGCCTTTGTTGCGAACCTCCACCATCTTCGCCCACAGGCCGTAGGTCTTCGAGACGGCCTGCACCCAGTCCTCGGTGTCGCGGTCGCCGGCTACCTTCCAGATCGGGGCCTGCGCCTCGGAGAACAGCAGCGACGTGAACCGGCTCACGATCGTGTGGCCCAGGTGGCAGGGCACACTCGGCCGGCGGTAGCGCAGCGGCAGCTTGCCCGCGACCGGCGTGGTGTTCATGCCAATGTCGACGTAGCCGCCGGGCAGGCTGGGCGCGGCCACGATCGAAGCGCGCGTGGCTGCGTCGGCGTGCTGGCTACCGTCCCAGTCGACCGAGCAGTCGTCGTGCTGCTGGCACCGGGCATAAGCCCAGTATCGATTCAGCTCGATCTGCCGCCTGGACATGCCAAGGCGCTTGATCCCCTCGTTAACCAGCTGCTGGTCGGCCACCGTGTCCACCACCTTGCGGCCTGCGCCTAGATCTCGAAGGATTCCGTTTCCCATGATGCATCCTACCAATTCAGGAGGTTGAGTGTCACGGCCCCAATTGCGGGCGGGGGCTTGTCGACCTGGCCCAGGCGCTCGCCTTCTTTGGCGAGCCAGCTCGCCATCGCCCGGTCGCCGGTGTGCGCGGGCTTGGGCCGGTAGCCCAGCAGCTCGCTCACCCAGGCCTCGATCTCGGGCTCCATGCTGCCGCCCATGTTGGGGATGATCCACTTGCAGGCGGCGAACTCGGCGGCCATGGCCTCGAACCCGAACGTGGGGTCGGCTTTGTTGCGGCCGGTGGTGTAGGGCACGATCGGGATCGCGGTGCCCGCGTGTAGCAGCTGCACGAGGTAGTCCTGCGCGGCGTTGTTCTCGACCACGAAGATGCACTGAAAGCGGTACGAGTACTCGATGACCTTGGCCATGATCTCGGCCGCCAGCCACCGCCCGCTCTCGACCCACAGCACCTCGCGGTCGCCGTTTGGGTGCACCAGCAGCACGAAGAACACGGTCAGGTCGTTGTCCTGGCCGCGCCCCACACCCAGGTCGACGCCGCAGTAGACCTTGCACCCCCAAGGAACGGCCTTGAGCGCATAGACCGGCCGCGAGCCCTGGCCGTTCTGGCCTAGGCCGCGCCGCATGCAGTCGTCAATCCACGACCGCTTGAACCGACTGCTGCTGTCGTCCCGGCACTCGCAAAACAGCTGGCTCGCGATCTCGCTGGGCAGGATCAGCTCGGCCTTGCGATTCTCGATAGCCTGCAGGGGCCAGCGCTCGGGCCAGCGGGGCGTTTCGTCCGGGTTGAGTATTGGGTACTTGAACCCATGCCATCGGCTGCTCTTGACGACCGTATGCAGAAGGTCCTCGGGGTGAAAGGCGTTGCCCAGGAGCAGGATCCGCCCGGTCTCGGGGTTGATGCGGCCGGGTATGCTCTTCAGGTACCAGTCCAGCAGCTCGGCCCGGCGGTAGGGCGAGTGGGTGTTCTCCCGGTTCACCACGTCGTCCAGAATGGCCTCGTCGATACGAACGCCTTGGATATTAACTCCCACGGCGCCCACGGCAACGCTCGGCCAGCTGGAGATATACGGGCGCTTGACCGTGATCTGCTCGGTGTTCCAGGGATTCCTAGCGTCGGGCCGCAGGTGGGGAAACACCTGGCCCAGCTCGCGCGAGCTTTCGATGTACTGCGAGATCGCGCTCATGATCTTGACGGCCGGGCCGCTGCTGGCGCACACGATGGCGAACCGCAAGGACGGGTTCTGGCCCAGGCGGAACAGGGTGCGGGCCACGGTTAGGTTTTGCGTCTTGCCACTGTTGGCGAAGGCCCAGATCACAAGGCGGTCGTAGGTGTCGGCCAGGTAGTGCCACTCTTCCTGGAAGTAGGCCAGGTCGATCGGCTTGCCCGTGTATTCGTCGCGCATCACGTAGTGACAGAAGGCCGTGATGTTCTCGCGCGCTAGCTGGATGGCGGTGCTCTCATAGTGTTCGTAGCCCTCATCCAGCAACTGGCGTTGCGACAGGGCCGTCACGGGCGCTTCACCCCTATCGGGCCGGCCACGCTGGGGGCCACCAGGTTCCCGGGCAGGGAACCCGCCATACCCATCGGGCCGCGGGGCGGGGCCACGGGCGGAGGCGTCGGGCCGGCCGCTGTGGGCACGGGGCTGTTCGAGGCCTGCGCCTCGATCACGACTCCGCTTTGCGCCGGGCTACCGGGCAGCGTGGGCGCGCGCACCTCGACCCCGCTGATGGCTCGCTGGCCCTGGGTGCGCTGTGCTACCTCCTGCGCCATTCGTACCGAAGCCAGAATGCGGCTGGCCTTCTCCTCGTCGCTCATGATCACGGGTGCGACTTCATGGGTCGTGTGGGTCTGCAGCGGGCCGCCCTGCGGGCCGGTGAACTGCAGGTTCTTGACCGGGATGCCGACGGCATACTGCATCAGCAACTCGGCCATTTCCTTCTGCTGCGGGTGCTTGCTGTTGATGGCAGCCCTGGCCATGGCGTGAATCACCTGCTCGAGAATGGTCAGGGTGACCTTCTTCCCGTTGTCGGTAAGCGGCGCGCCGTTGGGCCCGCGCACCACGTCCGCCCGGCACAGGAACCTGACCTGGCGCATGGTCGACCTGTATCGGGTCTCGACGTCCTCGTCCAGGCTGCGCGCGATGATCTCCAGGCCTGCAGCGCGCTTGCCGTTCACCCGCATCAGCTGCCGGCTCAGCGCCACTTCTATGTCCAGCCCGAAGTCGGTGTCGCTGTCGCTTCTGTCGCTGCGCTGCCCGCGCGTTCGGCCTGGCTTGGGCCCGGGCTTCTTGCGGGGCCGTGGGGCTGCTGGTGCCGCGCCCTTTGCTGGCGCCTGCTGCTGGTCAGCCATTCTCGAGAGTCCTCTCGATCGCCTCCCTCTCGGCCAGCTCCCTTCGTGACTGCTCCAGCGCTTCGATCACTTCGGGATCCGTGGCCTGCTGCTTCAGGTGCTGCGTGATCCGGTCCAGCACCATTCGCGCCAGCACACCGTCGATCCGCTCCCACATGGAGCGAGACACCTTCAGCACCCCATGCTCGGCCCGGTTCAGCGTGATCCGGTGCACGCCCGCGCGTCGCGCCAACTCAGCCTGAGTTATGCCTACCATGCTGCGAAGAAGCCCGAGCGCTTGCATTGCCCTTGCCCTTCCCATGTATCACCAGCCCCTAGGGACTACACATGTAGTTCTGCGCCCACAGTCGAGCAGCTGCGAATTGTCGAGCGATCTTGCGCTCTTGCCGACCGAGGTTGCGAGCGCCTCTCGTTTTGCCCTGTCAGGTGCGGGATCCGAGGGCAGATCCGGGCTTCGCAGGGCAGTGCGAGAGAGATTAAGGGGCGGGGCTGGGCGCAGCTGTCAAGATAAATCGCCCTGGCCCGACGGTGGCAGCGCGGGCGGGGGAATGTGAGGTGGCTTACGTTAGGGGCGCAAATCGCCACGCTGTGGCGTAGCTGGAGGCACCACTGGAGGGGATCCGATCGCGACCTGCCGGCTACCACACCGCCATGACCGGTCGTTTACCCTACTTGCGAGGCGACTTGGAAAGTGCGGCCTTCAGCTCCGCAGCTGTCTTGCCCGATGCGCGAATCTCGGCAAGCAACCGAACCATCGACGGGTTATCTTGGAGCCA